GAAGCGAATACTATAAATATTTCATTAGGAGAAAATTATGGACACAAGACAAATCGTAGACTTTGCAGATGAAGATAAAGCCAAAGAAATGCGTGATGCATTTTATTCTGCTTTGCAAGACAAAGTAATGGCACATATCGAAGCAAAGAAAATGGAAGTTGCACAGAATATGTTTAATCCTCAGCCAGACCCAATGGCAACTGCTGTGGATGAACCAGTGTCAGACACAACACAATAACAGGAATAAGAAATGGCCAATGCTTATACATATCAGGTAATTAAAGATACCACAGAACATGCAGTTATTAAATTAACAGCATCTTTTGATGGTACAGGACAAGAATCCAATACCGCCAGAATTCAAGCGAATACACTTTATGGTGCATTGAACGCAAACACAACACCTGGTCTATTAAGTAGTGGAGGTTCTGCACTTCCATATTATGGACTTTCAGCATATCGTCTTTGGTATGATTGTGCAACCACAGGTGATGTTGAATTGTATTGGATGGCCGATACCAAAAAGACATTAATGTTTTTAAATGGTAATGGCGAGTATGACGGTGCAGGTAACTGGGTAACAATTCCAAACAATGCACAAGGAACAGCAAATTGCAATGGTAACATTGGTATTGTAACCCGTGGTATGGTTGCAAACGACAGTTATACCATTATTGTTGAATTGCGTAAAGACAATGCACACTATCAACGTGGTCAGTTCAATGATCCTGCAGCATTCAACTATCCTCCATACAATTTGCGTCCATAAGGAACCAAAATGAAACTCATTAAAGAAGTTGTAGAAGATGTAAACTATCTTGTCGAAGAAAAAGACGGCAAGAAAACACTTTACATTGAGGGTCCTTTCCTTGTTGCTGAAACAGTAAACAGAAATGGCCGTAAATATCTAAAAGAAACTATGCAAAAAGAAGTTTCTAGATATACAGACGAATACATTAATAAAAACCGTGCCTTTGGTGAACTGGGACATCCAGACACACCAAGCATTAACTTGGATCGTGTTTCACATTTGAATGTGGGGTTGCGTGAAGATGGTAATGTTTGGATAGGCAAAGCAAAAATTCTTGACACACCTATGGGTAACATTGCAAGAAACCTTATTGAAGGTGGTGGCCAACTTGGCGTATCATCTAGAGGTATGGGTTCTCTTAAAAGTGTGAATGGTATTAACATTGTGCAAGACGACTTTCATCTGGCCACAGCGGCAGATATTGTAGCCGATCCTTCTGCGCCTGGAGCTTTTGTTCAAGGCATCATGGAAGGTAAGGAATGGATGTTAGTAGATGGTATTTGGACTGAAGTTCAATTAGAGAGAGCCAAAAAGGTTATCAAAGAAGCCTCTCGTAAAGATATTGAACGAGTTAGTTTACAGATATTTGAAAACTTCATCAAAAAACTTTAATTATAAATATCCAATATAAAAATCAAGGAGATTCTCAACATGGGAAAGAAAAATCTAGCTGATGCCGCTAAAGCAGTTCTAATGAACGAAGGTGCAAAAGAAAATTTTGAAGCTTCTGTTGCTCGTGGCCATAAAGAAGCCGGCACAAAACTACCTACATCTGTTGCTTATGGCATGAAAGATGCTGGTGAAGTTGCTGGTGTCGTTGACAAAAAAGACGATCAAAAGGGTGATTATACCAAAGGTGTTCCTTCTGCAACACCACCTGGTGCAACACCACCTGTTGGTTCAGAACCAGCTCACACATTGTCTGGTCAACCACAACAAACACAAGGTTCTGAGCACGCTGTTGTTCAAGAGCCAGCTACCGATTACAGTTCAATCCGTGATCGTATCAAAGCCAAATTGGCAAAGCAAACCATGAGCCCAAATCCTGGCGCAACATTCCAATCTTATGCTGAAGAAACCGAAACAGAAACAGAAGAAGAAGTTGTTGCTGAAGAAAAAGAAAAAGAAGAAGGCCATGAAGATGAAGCTCAAGACAAGAAAATGATCAAGGCCATGATGAAGAAAGAAAAAATGAAAGAAGAAATGGAATCTGATGTTTCCGCTCTTCTATCTGGTGAAAATCTTTCTGAAGAATTCAAAGAAAAAGCAACTACCATTTTCGAAGCAGCTGTTGTTGCTCGCACACAATCTTTGGTAGAAGAAATCGAAGAAGCATTAGTAGAAGAATTCGAATTGGCTGTCGAAGAAGTTAAGACAGAATTGGCACAGAAACTTGATGATTACATTGGTTACATGGCCGAAGAATGGGTCAAAGACAATCAATTGGCCATCGAAAAAGGTCTACGTGCTGAAATCGTTGAAGAATTTATTGACGGTTTGAAGAGCTTGTTCATTGAACACTACATTGACATTCCAGAAGAAAAGGTTGATGTTGTTGAAGAACTAACAACCAAAGTAGAAGAATTGGAAACAGAATTGTCTGAACAAATCCAATCAGCCGTTGAACTACGCAAAGAATTAAACGAACACAAAAAAATCGAGGCTATACATGCAGTATGTGAAGGCCTAACGCAGACTCAAGTGGAAAAAATGAAAACCCTCGCAGAGAGTGTTGAGTTTACCACAGATGAAGAATATGCAGAAAAACTTGTTACTCTAAGAGGTTCATACTTCACAGAGTCAGTTAAACCTGCTTCTACCTCTGCGCTTAACGAAGAAGTTATTGTTGAAGATGAGAAGAAACCTACTGTTTCTACCGACCCAACAATCGCTGCTATCGCTTCCGCAATCTCAAAAACTGCGGTAAAATAAATAAAAATTACCGTAATTAGAAACTAATAAGGAGAAATAAATGTTTCTATCTGAAGAACTACAAAATAAATGGCAACCAGTTTTGGAACATCCAGAACTAGAAGCCATTAAGGATCCATACAAGAAGGCCGTTACTGCTGTTATTCTAGAAAACCAACAGCGTGAAATGACCGCTGCTGCACAACAGTTGAACGAAACAACCTATTCAGCTGCTCCAACCAACGTTACAGGTGCTGGTGTTCAAAACTTTGACCCTATCCTTATCTCTTTGGTTCGCCGTGCTCTTCCTAACCTTATCGCTTATGACGTTGCTGGCGTTCAGCCAATGACAGGCCCAACCGGCTTGATCTTCGCAATGCGTGCTAAGTATAACGCAATGGGAACAGCTGGTTCTGGTGACGCAAACGAAGCTTTCTTCAATGAAGCCAACACAATCTTCTCTGGTACACGTTCAAGCATCAACCCATTCGGTTTCGCTAACGCTACCACAGGTGACACATCTACAAACCCAGTTGCATCTTTGACAGCTAACGCTTTCACAACTGGTGTTGGTATGTCTACCGCTGTTGCAGAAGGTCTTGGTGCTGACGATTCTACTGGTATTTTCAACCAGATGGCATTCAGCATTGAAAAGGTTACAGTTACAGCTCGTAGCCGTGCATTGAAGGCAGAATACTCACTAGAACTTGCACAAGACTTGAAGGCAATCCATGGTTTGGATGCTGAAACAGAATTGAGCAACATTCTTTCTACAGAAATTCTTGCTGAAATCAACCGTGAAGTTATCCGCACAATCTACGCAGTTGCCGTTCCTGGTGCACAATATGGTACAACAAACGCTGGTGTGTTCGATCTTGACACCGACTCTAACGGTCGTTGGTCTGTTGAACGCTTCAAAGGTTTGATTTTCCAAATCGAGCGTGATGCTAACGTCATCGCTAAGCAAACCCGTCGTGGTAAGGGTAACGTTCTGATCGTTTCTTCAGACGTTGCTTCTGCTATGGCTATGGCTGGTGTTCTACAGTATACTCCTGCATTGTCTGCTGACTTGCAAGTTGACGATACTGGCAACACATTTGCTGGTTTGTTGCACGGCCGTATCAAGGTTTACATTGACCCATATTTCGGTGGTTACACATCTAACCAAGAATTGGTAACTATCGGTTACAAGGGTTCATCACCTTATGACGCTGGTCTATTCTACTGCCCATACGTTCCTCTACAAATGGTTCGTGCAGTTGACCAGTATACCTTCCAACCAAAGATTGGTTTCAAGACCCGTTATGGTATGGTTGCAAACCCATTTGCAGAAGGTACAGATGTTGGTTTGGGCGTGTTGAAGGCTCGCACCAACAAATACTATCGTATTTTCCAAGTCAAGAACTTGATGTAATTACGAAACCACCGCAGAGTGGTACTTGGAAGGGGTGCTTTGGCACCCCTTTTTTTTGGTCTCCTAAATACCTACAAGGAGATAACATGACTGCTTTTAATAGAACGCCACAAAATACCAATCCGTTACAAGCTACAAAATTCTTGTTGACGTTTGCAAGAATACCTGACACACAGTATTTTTGTCAAGAAGTAAATATTCCAGGTGTATCTCTTGGTGAAGTTGATCGTGTAACTCCATTTTTGGATATGTTTTCACCAGGTACCAAATTGAAGTATGATCCACTTGATGTAACCTTTATGGTTAACGGTGATATGCAATCGTGGAAAGACATGTATAACTGGTTCATATCCATTGCTGATCCAGATGGTTTTGAAAAGCGTGATCACAACAGAGAACTACAACAAAATAAACATTTCTCTGATGCCATGTTAACTGTTCTAAGTCCATTAAACAATCCAATTATTCGTATCGAATATACCAATGTTTTTCCTTTGACAATGAGTGATATCAGATTTGATACCAAATTGTCAGCCGAAACAATCATAACCTGCACAGCCACATTCAGATATCAGTCTTACAAATACTTGCCTGCGTAATACTTTTCTGATATAATATACATTATTTGTTTTTTGAATACAAAATGGAAACACTAGAAAATATTTTAAAACTTTGGGAAGGTGATGTGGTCATTGACCAAACTGAGCCATCCAAAGAATTACTTAAAATTCCCACACTACACAGTAAATATCTTGGTATTTTAACCAAACATAAGATTGCCAGTAAGAAGTCACATTTTGATTATCTCCGT